ATATGCCATTTCTAAAGTACTTTGATGACGATGCAGCAGAGTTGAGAGGAATCAATGCTGATGTTTGGCCTCTGGATTTCCTTGAGTCTCAGAGGCCTGAATTGACAACAGCAAGAGAACGGCGTACGTGGCAAGAGTACTGCTGGACTTGCGCATCAAGCTTTGCCGAAATGGTCATGGTTGCGGAGGATGTGGAAGTCACATACTTAGACGCTGACCTCATGTTTTTCAACGACCCGAAAGTCATCTTCGACGAAATCGGCGACCGCTCAATTGCCGTGATTCCTCATCGGCTGATTCCTTCAAAGCAATATCTCGAAGTGAACGGCAAGTTCAACGTGTCCTGGGTGACATTCAAGAACAATTCCATCGGGCGCGAATGCCTTTCCACCTGGGCGGCTCAATGTCGCGAGAAGTGCTCGGCAACACATGGCTGCGGCGATCAGAAATACTTGGATGCGTGGCCGGAGAAGTACGGGCATGAACTGTGCGTAATTCAGAACATAGGGGCAGGGTTGGCACCCTGGAATCTGGCGAATTATGGATTAACAACTAATGCTATTGGCAATGATGGCGCATTGTGTGTTTACCGACTTGAAGACCTGGATCCAATCCCAGCAACTCCAGTTATTTTCTATCATCTACATGAATTCAAAGAACGGCCAGACGGCACGTTCCAATTAACCAATTACGAACTACGGCCAGAAGATATCGACCTGATTTATAAACCCTACCTGGAAGCCTACAAAGCAGCCAAGGAGCGCCTCGCAGCAGTTCATGTTAGTTAGTGCGATTCTGCCCACCAAAGGCCGTTCAGAATTCGCAGCCAAAGCCTTGCAGTGCTTTCTGTCGCAGACCTACGCGAATCGTGAATTGATAATTTTCGACGATTTAAACGAGCCATCGTTTTCAAATGATGTGCAAACGGATGGCATCTATTATCTGCGCCACGATACGCAGCTCACGATTGCAGAGAAGCGAAATTTCTGCTGCGGCATGGCATCGGGGGAAGTGGTCTGTCATTTCGATTCCGATGATTGGTCGGCACCTGAGCGAATCGCGGACCAAGTAGAAAGACTGAAGGAATCCAGAAAAGGCCTGACGGGCTATCATTCAGCATTCTTTTATGATGAAGACAACAAGAAGGCCTATTGGTATGACCGGATGGTTACGAATTTCGTGCTCGGGACATCGATGTGCTATCTGAAGTCGTTCTGGAAAGACCATCCCTTTCGCGAAACGAAATACCAACGCGAGGATAACTACTTCTGTGGCGAAGCGAACAAATACGACCAGATGACTACGGCTAGCGCTGGGGCGTTGATGGTCGCGCGTATTCATCGCGGGAATAGTTTCCAGAAAGATCCTGTAGTTCCTGGCGGTACAAGTTTTATTCCTGTTTCATTAGAAGCATTGCCTGCGGGTTTTCCTCGTGGCTAGCGGCGTGTATTCTCAAATCATCCTTTTTCAAAAGCCGGTGGTGACTACACCGAATGGGTTCAGGACTGTCACATGGACGGATGACTTTCGAGACTGGGCCGACATTCAACAATCGACAGAATTTGTTTGTCGCTTCACGGTTCGTTATCGGCCAGATATCTATGGCCAAGATGAACGCACGCCAGCTTCTCACCAAATTATCTGGGACGGCAAAATCTGGACGATTACGAACGCGGTTCCAGATAGACGGCGTTCCATCTTGACGATTGATTCGGATGCAAGTCGACTGGTCCCAACGACAGACATGGATTCCGACACCACTGAATATGTGGATGGCGTGCCGGAGTTAAGGCCGCGTGAATAAGTTTTGCGTAGAAACGACTGATATACGCGATGCTAGGGAATGTGTTTTCTAGCATCAAGCTAATGGATTAGTTCACTCAGTCCCTTTCACAATTTCTAACGAATGAGCCCGCCGGCCAGGATTGGCCTGTGGGCTTTTTCATTTCTGGAGGCTCAATGGCCACTTCTGCTAATGCTCAAATTGGTTCGCACACAACTTTAAGCTATTGGAATATCGCGCTGACGCCAGATGCATGGACTCTGATTCCCAACATCCGGGATTTTGGAGAAGTCGGCGCCGATAAACCGGAAACCGATTCGACAGATTTAGATAGCAGCGCCGTCGAACGTATTGGAGGCTTACAGGATGGGAAAGAAGTCACCATCGTCTGCGTTGCCAATACCGTCACCGTCGCCATCATGGAAGGCTGGGACACGGCTGCTGTGAATCTCGACTTGAAGATGACCTTCCCGGCTCCCTTTTCAGGTTCCCGTTACTTCACGCTAGCACCTCTCGGATACAGCTATAACCGCATTGAACCGTCCGGCCTGATTACGATTACCACACGCGGACGCATCAGCGGCGTTATTACTGCTGTCGCACCTCATTAAGGAATCTTCTTATGAATAGAGAAGAAATCCTTAAGGCGAGTCTCGCCAACCCGCCCAAAACCACCAAGGTCTATATTCCCGAGTGGAACAATCAAGCTGTGACTATTCGGGAATTAACCGCCGCACAAGCCAGAGTAGCATTCGCCCATCCCGATAAACTCAATACCTACCTCTTCATTGCTTCGGTTATCAATGAGGACGGTACGCCTTCGTTTAGTGATACTGAAGAAGACGTAGCATTGGTCGATGGGATGGCTCATACGATTGTGCGGGCGGTGACGGACGCGGCGAACGATCTTAACCAATTCTCGAAGACGATCGAGGACCGCACAAAAAACTCCGAAGCCAGCCTCAATTGAGGTTTGAATTTTGGCTGGCAGATCGCTTTCACATGCTGCACTCCGACATGATGAACAGGATGACAATTCGAGAGTTTGACGACTGGACGGCCTTTCATTCCCTGCAAATGGAAGCAGAGCCTGAGTCTGAAGGACTTCAGCGCCCACCGGAGCACTATCTGAACATGTTTGCTAGACATAACAAGACTGTCAATGCCGAGCAATGAGACGGTTCAGGGATTGCAGTCCTTGCTAGAAAGCATGGAGTCTCTGCCGCTCGTACTTCAAAAGAATCTGATTGCAAGAGCCTTGCGTAAAGCAGGTCAATTGATTGCCGATGCCATCAAACGATTGGCTCCGTTTGATCCAAAGACGATCGGCAATCGCATACCGGACAGCGTGACTGTGGCAGTAAGAGACCAGACCGCAACGGGAGCACGAGCTGTGATCGGTCCTGGCAAGAAGGGATTTATGGCCATCTTCCATGAGGGCGGCACGCCAAAGATGGCCGCGCGCCCATTCATCGCGCCGGCATTCGATCAGAACGTGGATAAAGCTTACGAAGAACTCGAAGAAATCCTTGGCGACGGTATCGAGCGCGAGTTTGAAAAGAGGGGTATGTAATGGCACTCCGCTTCTTAAACGTTGAACTCAAGCTCCTTGCCGATAACTTCAACAATGGAATCAAGGCGGCGCAAAAGGAAGCCAAGGAATTTGAGAAGACCATAAGGCCTTCGAAGGAATTGGCGGAGGATATGGGAAAAGCCTTCGCCGCTGCGGGCATTGCTATCGTCGGAGCACTGACTGGGATGGCCGTTGCCGCGGCGAACTACGGGGACAAGCTTCTCGATGCCTCAAAGCGTACCGGTGCGAGTGTTGAACAGTTAGCCAAGCTTAAGTTTGCCGCTGAGCAAAGTGGCGCGTCATTTGAGGATGTCTCGACAGGACTTCGCATTTTAGCCCGCAACATGGACGAAGCGGCGACGACCTCGGCCAAACAGGCGAAGGTATTTCAAGACCTAGGGATTTCAATAAAGAGCGCATCGGGCTCCCTGCGGCCAATGAATGACGTTCTTGGCGATGTTGCCGACACGTTCTCAAAGATGGCGGATGGTCCTGAGAAAGCGGCACTCGCTATCCAGCTATTCGGGCGTGGAGGGACAGCGTTAATCCCGGTATTGAACGAAGGTCGCGCCGGGCTGAAAGCCATGGGCGACCAGGCGGAACGGCTTGGGCTGGTCATCTCACAAGATGCATCAAAGGCAGCAGATGAATTTAACGACACGCTTGATCAGTTGCGCGGAGCTTCTCAAGGTGTCGCCAATGCAATCGGGCAAGCCATTTTGCCGGCCTTGACGAAAGTAGCAGGACTCTTCCGTGACGGAATTGTACAGATTAAAAATTTTGCCAAGGAAAATGAAACGCTGACCAAAGCACTATTGGCGGCTGGAGGTGTTTTAACTGGAACCGGAGGACTCCTTATTGGCTTAGCAGCACTGGCTACTATCCTTCCTAAAATAGCTCTCGGGCTTGATGGCGTTAGTAAGGCACTGACATTTTTGGCCGGTTCCGCAGTCGCAGCTCAAGTCGGAGTGGTGGCATTAGGTGCCGCCTTGGGCATTGGCATTGGGCTGCTAGCGAACTGGGTTCTGGAAGCCACCGGCGCTCGGGCCGAGATGAACAAGATTGCAGAGGCTGCGGGCCGCGCGGCTGCATCTCTCTTGAATATGGGCAATAGCCAACTATTGTCTGCGACAGTTCGTCTTAATGAAAAACTGCGTGAACAAGGGATAGCTGTCGAACGCGGGGCGATGAGCTTAGAGGCATGGAATGCAGCCGTAGTCCAAGCTTTCAAGAATAGTCCGCAATTCACAAGCGCCCTTGCGCAGCAGACGGAAAAATCAAAAGCGCTCAATAAAGAGAATGCGGAAACCGCAGAATGGTTGAAGAAGCTAGCGTTTAACAGTCAGGGCTATGCGAAATCAGTAGGCGAGGTTTTAGCCGAGCAGGAAGCCCTACGTAAAAAGCAGGAGGAAGCGCGAAAACAGGCAAAAGAATTAACGGACGAACTTGCAAGGCTCAGGAAAGAACTTGATGCGGATAAGTTGGCCTTTCAACGTGCGGCAAGTCTCGACTTTTGGAAAAGTACCCAGGCTGCATTAGAGGAAATAGAAAAAGAATTACGAACTAATAATCAATTGACGATCGACTGGGCCAAGTCTGCGAATGCTCTTCAAAAGGAACTTGGCGATTCGATGGTCAGAATAAATGCGAGGGTTCAGGAGGAATTACAGAGGGAACTCGAACAAACGAATGATTCAACGATTCGAGGAATCAAAAAGGAAGCGGAGGAGCGCAGACAAGCTACTGAGAAAGCGATCCGCGAACAAGAACGCGCCATTAATGAAGCCAATCAGCAAGTAAGACAAAGTGCGGGGAAAATATTCGATGCAATGCTCGACAAGAGCCAAGGATTCTTCAAGACTTTAGCGAACTTAGCGGAAGGTGCAGCTCTAAGTATCGCGCGCACGATGTTTCAAAGCATTGTTGCTGGCCTATTCACTCCGTTACAGGCTGCTTTCAATGAATGGATCAAAGGCATTACGGCATCGATTGCCAATAAATTAGGCGGCATTTTCGGAAACATTCTCGGTGTCGGCGGTAGCGCTGCTCAGTCAGTCGGTGGTGCTGCGGGCTCAGCCGCAGGCGCAGCAGGTTCCATCGGTGGTGCAGCGGGCCAGGCAGCAGGTGGAGTTGCGGGCGGTCTGATTTCAGCAGGCGGGGCGATTGTCGGCAGCATCATCACGGCGCTAGGACAAGCCAGGCAAGAAGGCACGCTGAACGCGATTGAGTTCAATACTCGCGCTTCAAGAATCCACTTAGAAGTGATGATTGATCAACTTCTGCATCCCATCCTCGGGCATACCGTGGCGATGCGGGAAGACATCCATATCGGCACAACTCAACTTGATGCAATTTATAACGTACTGACGGGCGCTAGTGGCGGGGCAAGAAGTAACGTAAGTGCCGCAACTGCAATCGGGCCACAAGCACCCACAGCCCAAGTCACGATTGAAAATAGGTATTCGCCAAGCTTTACATTCTTCGGAGTGCCGGAAAGTCTAGAAGTACCAATTCGGGAACAGATTGAGCCAGCGTTAATGGCAGATTTAGAGTTGAACTCACGCGGCATTATGGAGCGCCTCCTTCGCGCTCTGCGTAATGCCGGTGTTGCGGTGTCGGTGCCTGCTTAATTATTTGGCCTTCGCTTCAGGTAACGGTGTGGATGCAGCTAAAGCCTGTATTGTTTCAGGAGTCCATCCACAAGATACCGAAGCATTTCCAGCCAAATCATAGGTTAGCAAGCCACCTCCCCTGGTATCTGCGATGATGCATGGAACATTGATATCGTTAAAACGCAGATTGACGAGTGTTAGTCGCTTGGAAGCTGTGTAATCAAATTTATTTCCATTAAGGGTAAACCAAGCTAGAACATTGATGGCTGCGGTATCCTTTGCCTTTTGTTGCTGACCCACTGCATAGCCAGCAAGGGCGCTCAGTAAAATCCCAATTGTAATTAGCGAGATATAGCGTTTCATGATTTCTTCTCCTTGGCCCATCGTGCCTTTGCAGCACGGCGGGCTATTTCCTTGCGTTGTTGAGGCGTTAGACTTCGTGCTCTGGCCAATCCGCCTCTTTGTCCAAGCCGTTGTGCGTCCTTATCCTTCATCCATCTATTCTATGCATAGCGCTAAGCAGAAAGTCAAGCTATGAGTTGGGCAGCCGCATATAGTCTTGCGACGTCTCCGCTAAGCTGGGTCGACCTTCCGAATGTCAATCGGTCGCCAGGTGCTCCGCGTTTCGGTGCAATTCAGGATTTAGAGGAACGCGATAATCGCTTCGAGACAGATGATGGAACTCTTTGGGTTTATAGAAGCTTTTCGCGCAATGTTTGGCGATTAACGTTTCGCGTTCAGCCTGCGGAATTGGCCGTCTTTCGCGCGATGCATGATGCCGTGGATGGTGCGTTGAATCCGTTCTATTTCAGAATAGGCGGTGTTTCTGGTGATGTCCTGTATTGCCGCAAGGAAACTGGCTTCGCCCCTCGCATGCTGTCTGAGCCTACATTAGGACCAGTCTACGATTACACGATTACGTTAACCGAAGAACTCATCAGCGAAGAATTCTAAAAGGAGAATCTATGCCCCCACCGAATAAAACTGGAGCTACAGGTCCAACCGGCCCGACTGGCCCTATGGGCCCAGAAGGGGGAATCACCTCTTCGGGCCCGATGGGGCCTCCGGGTGTAACGGGGCCGACGGGACCGCCGGGACCCGAAGGTGGAATTACATCGTCCGGGCCAATGGGTCCAACAGGAGCAACCGGGCCGACAGGTCTTACAGGAGGGCTTCCGATTCCACGTGTGGCCTCAGTCCCATCGATGCCTCAAGCAATACCCAACGTCGACATCATGGATGTTCTCGAACTCTACGCGCAATCGAGTGATGTGATTTTTGAAGCCCCGAATGGAACGCCCGCGCCGTATCAACAATTGCTGATTACCGTTTCCGATAATGGGACTCCGCGGCATATCAGTTGGGCATCTGGAATCGGCGGCTATGGCCAGCAAAACATTCCTCTTCCGACAACGACCATCCCTGGGCAATTCCTCTTGGTCTTATTCCGCTATCTCACCATCAACGGTTTGAATCGTTGGATCTGCCTGGCAACGAGCGACAAATACTAAAGAGGTAGCTTCTGAGCTTCGGTTCGAACTCTTTTGGCGGCCAATCGTTCGGCGGCGCTGCGACTCTTGGCGGATTCGTTCCACCAATCCATAGCGCCTCGAACGAATGGAGTTTATTCGCCACTATCTATCTCGACCTGACGACGGAGTATCAGGCGTCGCGTCCATGGTTTCAGGGATTGACCACCTGGGAAGCGCGGGTGCTGGACTGGGGAATGATTGATAGGTCGATTCCCATTCCTACAGGCGCTCCGGAAGTAGAGAACGCGCGTATTCGGTTAGCCGATACCGATATCCGCATGCGACAGCTTTTCCTCGAGGAAGGCTTTCGTCAACGCACCGTCGAACTGCGATTTGTGCAGCGGGACGCGGATCCGATCCTGGATACCCCGCCAGTCTTCACGGGAGAAATCTACGAAATGCGCTTCGGCTTGGGCTATGTCGAACTAGATCTACGCTCAAAGCTTCGCGGATGGCTCGATGGTGATATCCCCATCTCTCAAATCGGGCCGATTATCTGCGGCCAAGTCATTGCCGGTGATGGTAAAGGGGCCATCCCGTTAAAGGGCCAAGGTAGCCGTTGGCTGCTCGCTTGTCATGAGGTGTACTTCATCGGAGTCTACCGCAGGACTCCGGACGACGACGATTTCGTTAATGTCTTCTCGTTGGAATACACAGTTCACACCGCTACCGTCTCCATGTTCGGCTTGGATATTACCCAGAGTTACCTCGATTTCTATAACGTTCAGCCTGACGGAACAGAAATTCGTGTCGATGTAGAAGGAATTCAATTTCGCGGTGCCTGGGGAACACTGCCGGAAATCTCGGGTATTCCACTACGCAATCCTATCGATTTCTTTATCAACATGACGTACTTCCTGCTGTTTGAGCAGGGGATTACCGACGTTTCGACCATTTTCGCCACAGATGAGATATCGGCATTATGGCCGCGGTTTGAAGCAACCGGAGACCTTTATTCCTTATGCGATGGAGCAATTGTTGAGGATCAAAACGCGCGCGAATTCTTAGCAGGATTCCTGACCTCGCATGGCTTGGCCTTGCATCAAGTGCAGACCGGGCCTGAGTGTGGCCTACTCACCTTAACGAATGTTAACGATACGGATGCAGATCCGCCTGTCATCGATGAAAGCCTAATCGTTTTCAATAGCTTCAAAGAAGTTGCCGGGCGCCGAGCGGCAACGGAAATTCTTTACCGCTACGGTTTGAACTACGCGACGCAGACTTGGGATAACGAAACAGTATTTACAAACGTTCCCGAGCAGGATTTGATGGGCAACACCATTGCCAGTGTCCGCTATGGAAAGGCCGAGCGGGTAACCATAGATATGCCTTGGCAGCGGCATGGTAATAGTGCGGCTTCGGTCATCGCCAGAAGGATGCCGTTCTATTCAATTGCTGCCTATCATCAAACGTTTGAGCTTCCATTAGCCGAAGTCCGCGATGTTATCGAGCTAGGTGGGTCGGTTGCCTTAACGCATCGGCTCGGCTTGCAGTATGGCGGTTACCTCGGGCGAGAACTCAAGATACTGAGAACCACGCTAAACCTTAGCCAGTTCCGCGTCACGCTGGAAACGGTCACACGTGAGCCGCTGATTCCGTCGATTGATGGCACGAATGACGTTGTTAAAGTGTGGTACGACGTCGATGGAACAGAAGCCTATCAGCAACGTTATCGAGTCGTTCCGAGTGGCACGCTGAACGGCGTGAATACGATTTTCGTGCTGCCAGAGATTCCGATAGCGAATAGTGAGCGCATTTTCATCAACGGCTGGCAGCAGATTCAAGGCACCGATTACACGATCAATAACGCGACTATCATTTTTTCGTTGGCCCCAATCGTCGGGGATGTAATTGAGATCTTCTACGACATTGCGGGCACCGGTAAACTATCGCGACATTGGATTACGCCCACTGGAACGATTAACGGAATCAATGACGACTTCACGGTTTCGGAAACTCCAACGACTGATAGCGAACGGGTATACGTGAACTATGTCATGCAAATCAAGTCTGTGGATTACACCATGTCCACGCCGACAACGATTCATTTCTTGTCGACACCCCAGACCGGAGACTTGATTCACGTCTTCTACGATGTGACGGGTACGCGCAAGATTCGACGCCAGCGCGTGAGTCCGATCGGGCCGGTCAATTCCATCAATCCTCTTTTTATAATTGAGGAAACCCCGAATACCGACACCGAAGAAGTGTTTGTGAATATGGTGCTACAGGCACCTCCTGTGGATTATGAATTGATGCGCTCGCTTTATATCGTTACGTTTCATCCCGACGATTCGGTCGGCATCATGTTTACGGCGTCACCCCAAAGGATCGAATAATGTTTGAACATGCCATATATGTCTTAGCCTCGCTCTGGGCTTCAGCTTTGGCTTTGGGCCAGGTTCTGTTTACTCCAGCATTACGCAAGAACATCATTGCCCAAGATATCGATAATGTGAAACATGCGGCGGGGTTCGATGGTGCTGACTTTGGAGAGAAGGTCGATAACGCACTACTCGCACTCCCGGCTTCGGGCGGTGTTGTCGATGCCCGTGGCTTGATTGGCGCCCAGGTCATGAACACAACAATAACGATTCCGGTAGGCGTCTCGCTATTGTTGGGAAACGTGACACTCACAAGTGGATCCAGCCCCGCATTCAATATTGAACTGGATATTTACGGGAGCGGTCATATTCGCGGAATCGGTATCGAGTCCGTCATCAGTTATACCGGATCGGGTTATGCGATCGACATTGCTGGGGCTGGCGAGGCCGCAGCCGCTATGGTACTGGAAGATTTCGCCATACAGGGAACATCCTCGGGAGACGCAGGTATCCACCTTCAGGCCTTTAATGGTGGAACGATTCGTAATGTTCAGGTCTCTGGTTTTACGGCTGCCGGCGCGGCTGGAATTTTGAATGAAGGCGCGAATACGATCACGATTGTTAATCCCATCATTCGGGACAACGTTCATGGGATCCATAATGTGGGAAAGGTTGTCTCAGCAGTCAACTATGCCGCAAATACGATGACCATACATGGTGGCGAAATTATTGCTAACACTGGCTGGGGCGTCTGGGAAGATGGGGCCTTGAGCGCAACAGTAGGCGCCAATACGGGTAACAAGTATTTCGGCGTGACCTTCCAGGACAATGGAGCGAACGGCTCGAGCACGAGCGGCAATTTCTTTTTCCAGATGGCCTATGGATGCAGCCTGATTGGTTGCTACTTTGAATATGCCGCAGTGACTCCACTGAATAACATTGTGATCGGTGATGGAACGTTTACTCCCTCGGGCTGCCAGATTATTGGGAACGTCTTTCTCAGTGCCGGCGCGACGTCAACGATTTCAAATGTACGTTCAACGCTCTTCCTAATTGAAGGAAATCAGGAAAGTGCAGCGGTTACCAACTTTGTAAATAATGCAACGGATGGGCGATTGTCCCGTGTGCTATGGAATTCCGCCGTGGCGGCAACAAATTATTTTGCGGGCTCAGACACGGGAGTGGATTCGCTGGTGTTCCCCGCTCCAACTGATACAACCATACTTAACGGCTTCAACACATCCAGCGATGGCATTGCATTCAACACCATTTCCGGGTTGAGTTCGACGGCCGGTCTTCAGATCCGAAACAATGGCCTCGCCGCTAATGCTTTCACCGTTCAAGATTCTTCTGGAAACAGCGTTGGTGGATGGACCAATACCCAGCTCATTACGCTAAGTGGGGTTGGAATTCAGATCGGCGGAGACCTTCAGTTCAATGTTGGCAAAGGCCAGCACATCGAAACTCAAGCCGCGAACAATGATATCTGTGGATCGAGCACGCTATCGACAGGAACGAGAACCATTACGTTTACCACCGCTTTTTCTAGTAATCCGATCGTGGTCGCATGTTCGCAGACAGCCAACCACGTCTTCGTGAGTTCAGTCAGCACGACCAGTTTTACAGTCACTGGCACCGGCAGCGATCCTTTTAACTACATCATTATCGGCAATCCGAATTAGCCTGACGTTCAATCGCGAACAGCTTTCATTCCCACTTTCAGATATTAATTAAAGTCATTTCGACCAAAGCGCATGGATGCAACTCGGAGTCGCGATGATTATGGAATTAAAACATGATGACGAACATCGGCCTAAGGAGGGACATGAACCGCCAAGCACTATTCATAAACATGAGCGGCAGGGAGCCAAAATGCGACGAGACTGGATTGCGATATCACTACAAACAATTCCGCTGTTAGTCGGCGGATTGATTTTCGCTATCGCCCAGGAACATAGGGTCACCATCATCGAAGAACAAATCAAAGCACAGCGGCAATTAATCGACCAGATGTCACGTCAGCAATACGAGATACAAACTACGATTAATCAACGATTGGATCAGGGAGAATCGACGTTAGACCGTCTACTGACGTTAGAAGAATTTTTTCATGGTATGTCGCCCGATGAACTGGCGGCCTATGAACGGCGAAGAAAAAAG